GATCAAAACCAACTCGCTAAAGAACTTACAGAAAAATATGGTGATGGTAATCTTGATTTAGAAAAAGGAGAAATCATCCCAATAAAATAGTTTTTTGAAATAATTTTTAATATTTATAATAAAACAAAATAAATATAATATATAACAATGGCAGAAACATTAATATCTCCGGGTGTATTAGCAAGAGAAAATGATCAGTCGTTTATTGGATCAAGACCTGTAACTTTTGGTGCAGCAATTATAGGACCGGCAGTTAAAGGTCCTGTGCAAATTCCAACAGCGGTGTCTTCATTTTCACAATATGAGGCTATTTTTGGAGGAGCAGTAGAAAGCGGTTCCCAATATTACACATATCTAAACTCTATCGCAGCAAGAAATTATTTTGCTCAAGGTGGTGAATCATTATTAGTATCAAGAGCCGTTACTGGATCTTTTTCATCAGCATTTACTTCAGGTAGTGCTGCTGGTCCAAATCAAAGTGGTATTATGGCTAACGCTTGGGATGATTCAGCGGCTACTCAATATCAAAAACAATCATTTGTTTTAAAAACAATTTCTGAAGGTGAAATTATGAACAGTTTCAGCACAGTAAACGCTAATGGTTCTTTACCAAGTGGATCAGCTGATAATCTAAGATGGGAAATTGCTTCAGTAAACACATCATCAGGACAATTTTCGTTATTAATTAGACGTGGTAATGATATTAATAATCAAAAATCCATTTTAGAAACTTATAATAACTTATCAATGGACCCAACAGCGGTTAATTATATTGGTAAAGTAATTGGAGATACTTATTATAGTATAGAACAAGATGGTGCTGATTACTATGTAAAAACAAATGGTAATTACCCACGTAGAAGTGCTTATGTTTATGTAGATAGCGTTGGAACACCAACACCACAATATTTTAATAATGATGGTTCAATAAAACCAGCATTTACAGGAAGTTTACCATTAGTAGGATCAGGTTCATTTGCAGCCGCTACAGGTAAAAATATTGAAAATAATACAGCACTATTTAACGAAAATATTACAGCAAATAACATTCAAGGTATTATTGCCGATGACTATACTGCTTCAATTAATATTTTAACTAATGCCGATGATTATCAATTTAATGTAATATCAGCTCCTGGATTAATAGGATCTTTACATGCATCACAAGTTAATTCAATAGTAGCATTAGCACAAAGTAGAACAGATTGTATTTCAGTAATAGATTTAGTAGCATATAATTCTACAATCAACTCAGTAACTACACAAGCATCATCATATGATACTTCATATTCAGCAACTTACTGGCCATGGCTACAAACAGTCGACGCAGGTACTGGACAAACTGTTTGGGCGCCAGCTTCAACGTATATTCCAGCAGTATACGCATTTACAGATGCATCATCAGACCCATGGTTCGCACCAGCAGGTTTAGTTAGAGGTGCTTTAGGAAGTGTAGTAAGAGCAGAAAGAAAATTAACATCAGGAAACAGAGATACTTTATATGAAGCAAATGTTAACCCAATAGCTACATTCCCAGGAAGTGGAGTTGTAGTATTTGGACAGAAAACATTACAGAAAAGAGCAAGTGCTTTAGATAGAGTAAATGTACGTAGATTATTAATAGCACTAAAATCTTATATTGTACAAGTATCAGATAACTTAGTATTTGAACAAAATACAAATTCAACAAGAAATAATTTCTTGGCACAAGTTAACCCATACTTAGAATCAGTACAACAAAGACAAGGATTATACGCGTTTAAAGTAGTAATGGATGCTTCCAATAATACACCAGACGTAATAGATAGAAATGAGCTAGTAGGTCAAATTTACTTACAACCAACTAAAACAGCGGAATTTGTAATTCTAGATTTCAACGTTTTACCAACTGGAGCAACATTTCCTGAATAAAAACAAAAGAATAGAATATTTATAATAAAATAAACAACAATGGCAGTATTAGACCCGAACGAAATATTTTATACAGCATTTGAACCAAAGCAACAGAATAGGTTTATCCTATATGTTGACGGGATTCCTTCATACCAAATAAAAGGTATGGGAGCTGTTTCATTAACCCAAGGTACAGTTCAATTAAACCATATTAACGTTGCAAGATACGTTAAAGGTAAAACACTTTGGAATACAATTCAAATGACGTTATTTGATCCAATTACACCATCAGGTGCGCAAGCATGTATGGAATGGGTTAGATTACATCACGAATCAGTAACAGGTAGAGACGGATATAGTGATTTCTATAAGAAAGATTTAACTATGAACGTATTAGGACCTGTAGGTGATATCGTATCTGAATGGATTATCAAAGGTGCATTAATTACAGAAGCTAACTTCGGTGATTACAGTTGGGATAATGAAAGTGCTGCTGTAGAATTACAATTAACAGTACAACCAGATTACTGTATACTAAACTTCTAAAAAAGAATTTACCCCTCCTTTTTTTTAAAATAGCTTGGCTTCGGTCAAGCTTTTTTTTATATTGTATATGTATAATAAACGTTATTAATTAAATAAAGTATATGAGCGAATTCAAATTCCCAACCGAAGAGGTAGAACTACCATCAAAAGGTTTAATCTATGCAAAAGACAATCCATTATCTAGTGGTAAAGTAGAAATAAAATATATGACTGCTAAAGAAGAAGATATTCTTTCTAATCAATCATTTATCCAAAAAGGTACAGTTTTAGAAAAATTACTTAGATCTGTTATTATTGATAAAGATATTAATATTGATGATTTGATTGTAGGTGACAAAAATGCCCTCTTAATTGCTACTCGTATTTTAGGATATGGTAAAGATTATGATATTATATTAAAAGGACAAAATTATACTCTTGATATGTCTACATTAGATAATAAAGAGATTAATGAAGATGATTTTGAAGCAGGTAAGAATGAATTTAATTTTACAACTCCTTCAACTGGTACAGTATTAACATACCAATTATCCACAGGTAAAGTAGAAAAACAAATTGAAAGAGAAATTGCTGGATTAAAAAAGATTAATAAAGAATCATCCCCGGAGCTTACTACAAGATTAAAACATTTAATTACATCGGTTGATGGTAGCTCAGAAAAAAAAGACATTAGAGAATTTGTAGATAATAGATTTTTAGCTAGAGATTCCCGTGCTTTTAGAGAACATATAAACCAGACACAACCAGATGTAAATTTATCCTATATTTTGGATAATGGAGAGGAGGTAATAGTCCCTATAGGACTTAACTTTTTTTGGCCTGACTACAGCTAACGCCCCAAAAGTTAGAATAAATATATTTTCAACAATACATCAAATGGTATTCTATGGAAAAGGAGGATACGATTTTGATACTATTTATAATATGCCTATTTGGTTAAGGAAATTTACTTGGGCAGAAATTCAAAAACACTATAAAGAAGAAAATGACGCTATAGAAAATGCAAAAAGTGGAAAAAAAGGTAATAAAACACTTGTTTCCGCAGACGGTAAAGTAAATACACCTGCCTTTGCTCAAGAATCTAAAGCATATAAGGGTAAAACAAGTTATAAGTAATAATATTTATAATAAAACATCTATATGGCTCTTAATCTAGATAAAGGGAAACAAAATGCTAAGGACATAAACTCTATACTTTCTGATATAAATCAGAAACAAGAGGCATCCCTTAAAATTGAAAGAGAAAGATTAAAAATTGAAAAAGAAAGATTAGCTACTGATAAAGCTATCTCATCAGAACAACAAGATGTTTCAAATGTTTTAAAAGACCAACTTGCTCAGCTTAAATTCCAAAAAGCTGAAAAATCTTCTATATTAAAATCAACTAATTCCCTTAATAGAATTTCAGAGAATTTAACTTCTTTAGGGAAAGATGATTTAATTAACCAAAGAGAAATAAAAAAACTAGGAGCTGATAAATTAAAGATTGATAAAAATATTCGTTCTTTACAACAAGTACAAGCTAAGTTAAGAAAAGATGCACTTGATTTAGATGAAACAAGAGCAGAATTAAATTTATTACTAGCAGATAACATAGATGATCAAATTAAAAATGCCATAGCACTTAAAGTAGAATTAGGTCAAGTAAACCAAATAACTGAAAATATAGGTAAAAATAAAGGGGTTTCATTATTTGGGGGAATTAGTGATGTATTAGATAAAATTCCTTTACTTTCTGGGTTAGCTCCTGCATTTGGGGCTGCTGGTAAAGAAGCAGAAACAGTAGCTGCTGATTTAGAAAAACGTAAATTTGGTGTTGATAAATTTAACCAACTTCGAAAAGAAGGGTTAGGAATAAAAGACGCTTTAAAAGAATCAGGATCTTCTGTAGATGATATTAAAGCATTTAAAAGAGGAGATTTTACAAAGGCAAATAGGGATGCTGCTGGAATGAGTGCCGGTATGAAGAGTATGAAAAATTCTCTTAAAAAAACATT